GGACTGCACCTCGACGCTGCCGACGACCTCAAAAAGGAGCTCGCCAAGATCAGCGACGCAGCCGACAACGTGGCGAGCGAACGGCGCGCGCGAGAGCTCGCGGAGAAGGCGGGCGAGCAGGTGGCGAGCTTCAACAAGCAGGAGCTCAACCGGCAGTTCGAGGCAAGGCTCGGCATCGAGCTTCTGCACGGCGAGCCGTGGCTGCGGCAGCAGCTCGATCTCTTCACCGAGGACAACACCCGGCTGATCACCTCCCTTGCGGCCGACCACCTCGATCAGGTGAGTGGGATCGTCATGCGAGCGGCGCGAGCCGGCACGCCCGTCGACGAGGTGAAGCAGCAGATCGCTATCCGGTTCGACGTCACTGAGAGTAAGGCTGAGGTGCTCGCCCGCGACCAGGTGGGGAAGCTCAACGGCGAGCTGACACAGCTGCGCCAAGCGAGTGTCGGTGTCACCGAGTACGAATGGTCGACGAGCCGGGATGAGCGCGTGCGAACGCGACACGCGGAGCTCGAAGGCACGGTGCACAGGTGGGATGAGCCTCCGATCGTCGACTACAAGACAGGCCGCCGAGCGCACCCCGGCCAAGACTTCCAGTGCAGGTGCACCGCGATCCCGAAGGTCGACGATCTGCTGAACGCGCTGGGCATCGACGATACAGGCGGCGCGACTGCACCACGCACGCCGCGGCCGAGTCGGCCACCTTCCATCCGGGTCCCTGAGCCTGCCGAGTAAGGTGCTGCGAAGCACCACTCTTGCCACCTAGCACGCTGCCTGTAGACATTTCGCGGTGACAGTCACCGCACGAGCCGATGGCAAGGTGCTGCGCCTCGACTTCGCACCATTGCGAGGCGCGCGCGTCACTCCGCAAGGCTTCTTGCGAGTGGATGCGTCGCTCGGCCGGACCGGCGTGTTCACCTACGACACGCCATTGGGGCCGCGTCGGGAGCTGCGTCTGCCCGACGAGGTGTTTCGTGTGGACTCGGTCGCGACTGCGGCGGGCGCGGTGGTCACCGATCTGCATCCCCCGCGTACCGACGCGTTTATCACGCCAGGCAACTGGAAGAAGTGGGCGATCGGCTTCGTGGGCGACGACGTGCACCAGGATGGTCAGCACCTGCTGGGCAGCTTGGTCATCCAGGACGAGCGGGTGCTCGATCTGGTTCAAAAAGGCGAGCGTCGTGAGGTTAGCCCAGGCTACTTGTGCACCCTCGAACCGAAGTCGGGGCACTGGGACGGCCAGCCCTACGACTGCATCCAGCGGGGCATCACCTACAACTCGATCGGCATCGGGCCGCGAGGTTGGGGCCGGCAGGGCAGCGATGTTGCATTGCGCCTCGACAGCCTCGATCCGATGGCGGCTGTTCTGCATCACGACGGCACCGCGCTCGGCGACTTCCTGCGCGTGAAGATGCTCGAGAAGCACCTGACGGTGATGCAGCTCGCGGAGGCGACGGGGATCGTCATCCCGAAGATCGATGAGGAGGATCCACTACTGCGCGTCGGTCACATGCCCAACCGCGGGCACGTGCTCGAAGCCATCCTCGAGGGCTGGACGCCGCGGCCGAGCGACGAGCAACTGCGCGCGCTCGCCAAGGAGCTCGGCGTCGGTATCGACGACCTGCTCAAGCTGATTCCCGAGGAGCTCCGCCAGGACAGCAAGAAGAGCACGGGCGCGCCTGTCAAAGGGGCCGCGTCCTCCCAGCAAACAAAGGAAAAACCCATGGCCGAAACCGAACTGCGCCTCGACGGGCTGACGTTGAAGCTCGACGAGCGCGATGCGGCGCTCGTGCAGAAGGCGATCGACGAGCGCGACAAGAAGATCAAGGATCTGACAGGCGATCAGAGCGCGCTGCAAGCCCGTCTGGATGGTCTTACCGAGCAGCACGGCAAGCTCAAAAAAGAGCTCGACGAGCTGCCCGTCAAGCTGCGCGGCGAGATGGCCGCGCGTGCCTCCCTCGAGTCCGAAGCGCGCCGTGTACTCGGCAGCGACGTCAAGCTCGACGGCAAGAGCGATCGGCAAGTGCGCGAGCAGGTGCTCCAGAAGCTCAACCCGGAGCTGAAGCTCGATGCCCTGGACGATCGCTACGTCGAGGTCCGCTTCGATGTGGCGCTCGAGGGCTTCAAAGAGCCGAGCGCGAGCGAAAAGGTGCGCCAGGCGATCACCGGCGGCAGCAATCCGAAGCTCCGCACGGACAGCAAGGATGCGCCGGACCCCGCGGCGGCGCGCGCGAAGATGATCGAAGAGAACAACAACGCCTGGAAGCGCCCGAGCAACTGAGCGCGCCACCCCCTGAGCCAAGAAGGAAGCTGACATGCAAACCACCTTCAACGTCACTCCGGCGCGCGCCTTTGCTGGCATGCAGGCTGACACGTTCCCCTCGGGTGTGATCTCGCGAGCGCTCGCGACCAAGCAGCTCGAGGAGCTCACGTTCGGAACCGCGGACGGCACCTACACGGTCACGATCGACGGCGTCGAGGTCGCCAACTTCGTTGCGAGCGGCAACACCGCCACGCAGATCCGGGATGCGATCCTCACGGACCTGCAAGCGAGCGCGGCCCCAATCGTCGCGACTGCGAGCTCGACCAACAAGATCCTGATCGAAAAGGACGACTACGGCGACTCCTTCACGATCTCGATCCCGACTATCACTGGCTACTCGAAGGCCCAGCTCGTGCCGCAGGGTTCGGTCGCACCGTTTGGTGTCGGCGTCGTGCGCGACGACCGCGCGCCGCTCTCGGGTAAACAGTGCCGTCTCCCGCGACTGGCCGCGGACGTCACCTCGGGCGGATTTCTCGGTGTGCTCAAGGCCAACACCGGCAAGTCACCAGCGGGCGGTTGGCCGCACCAGTCGGTGCCCGACATCCTGCGTATGGGCCACATCTATGTGGTGGTCGAAGGCACAGGCGCTGAGGGCGCGCCGCTGTTCATGCGCTTCACGGCCGGCGCAGGCGGCAGCCAGCTAGGCGCATTCCGAGCCGACGCTGACACCGCGAGCGCAGTCGCCATCCCCGGCATGCGCGCGCTCGAGTCTTGGACGGCATCGGGAATCGTCATGGCCGAGCTCATCCCGCAGACCTGATCGGGCCCTGCAAACAGAGAAAGCAGAACACCACCATGGATCAAATCCTCCAGATGCTGCAGCTCAAGGCGGGGCTCGTCGGGCTGAATCTCGACGCCAATGACACCGCTGTGCTCGACGATCAGCTCAAGTACGTCGAGACGCAGACCTACAACGTGCAATACCCCGAGCTGCGGCACCGCAGGTACATCCCGCAGGATACGAGCGTGCCGGCCGGGGCCGAATCGATCCTCTACAAGCAGTTCGATCGAGTGCAGAACGCCAAGATCGTCGCGGACTATGCCGACGATCTACCGTTCGCCGACGTGATCGCGAAGGAGTTCCCGATCCCGATCAAGACGGTCGCGAACGCGTTTCAGTACAGCTTGCGCGACCTGGAGCACGCGGCGTTTTCGGGCGTCCCGCTCGACTCGCTACGTGCGCAAGCCGCTCGAGACAGCATCGAGTTCGAGCTCGATGACATCGCGTGCTTCGGCAGGCCAGAGGTCGGGCTGCTCGGGCTGGTGAACAACCCGAACGTCGCAGTGATCGCAGTCGACACGGTGGGCGGTCAGACCCTGTGGAGCGCCAAGGATGCACTCGGGATCATCGGCGACCTCGCCAAGATCGCGAACCACGTGGTGGTCAACACCAACCAGATTTACCAAGTCAACACCATCCTGATGGGCACATCGCTGTTCCAAAAGATCAGGATGATGCCGTACTCGGCCACGTCCGACCGCACAGTGCTCGAGTGGTTTCGTACGAACAACCCGGGCGTCGAGATCGACGGCTGGCATCGGCTCAACACCGCCAATGCCGCGGGCACCGGGCCGCGCATCGTCGGCTTCTACCGCGATCCGCGCGTGCTGCAGGAGAAGAACCCGCTGCCGTTCACGCAGCTGCCCCCGCAGCCCAAAAACCTGTCGTTCGTGGTGCCCTGCCGCGCGCTCACTGCCGGCGTGCACATCTATCAACCGGGCGCAGTCGTCTACATGGACGGTGCGGCGTAGTCGGCCGCTCGCCGACGCATGGAGCGTAGGTCATGGCTACCATCATCAACAAGCGCAAGCACGACCTCGAATGCAATGGCGTGCTGCTCAGGCCCGGTGAGAACACCGTCGACGATCAGGTGTGGCAAAAAGCCAACTCCGAAGGCTCGCAGTTTCCGACCTGGTTCAAGCTCAACTGGATCGGCGAGCGGCGCTCGCTGCCCATGAGCAAGGACGCGACCAAAGCGGGCACCACCTTCCATGCGCCGAGCGTGGACAGCCCGGTGTCGCAGGAGCCCGGCTCGGACATGAACCCGAGCGCGAGCCCGGCTGGTCCAACCAGCAGCTCCACGCCGACGCCGAGCAGTAGCTCCACGCCGACGTCAACATCGACCTTGAGCAGCAGCTCCGAGGTCGCACCCGAGCACAAGACGCTCGACAGCGACGAGTCCAAGCGCCGTCGGAAGTAAGCGGCCGTGGCCGTCACCTACGAGGCGTTCCTCGCGCGCTACCCACACTTCAAGCCGGGTGGCAATGCCCAGCAACAGGCGGCTACTCAGCTCACCATCGAGAAGGAGCTCGCGCTCGCCGCTCGCGAGGTGAACCTGAACGTGTGGGGCGACCACGCCGACAACGCGATCATGCTGCTCGCGGCTCACCGCGTCTCAATCAATCCGGGTGGACAGTTCGCGAGGTACGCGAGCAAGGACGGCAGCTCCAACTACCTCAAGGAGTACGAGCGCATGTTGGACCAGCTCCTGATCGGCGACCGGGTGATCTGATGCCACCCCCGCACGGCGAGCTCAAGGACGTCGACATGGGCTGGCGCGCCGCGCTCAAGGCGCTCGCGCAGGCAGCCGGCAAGCCTGATGCGCATGTCGTTGTGGGCTGGCCGGCGAGCTCGGGCCAGCACCGTCGCAGCGGTATGAGCGTCGCGCAGATCGCGGCCGTGCATGAGTTCGGCACGGCGAGGGTGCCGCAGCGCAGCATGCTCGCCGCCACCTACGACCAGAACGAGGCGAAGTACGCCGATGCTGCGCGCAAGGTCGCGACGGGCGTGCTGCTAGGACGCACGGATCTGCGCCGAGGCCTCGACCTCATCGGGGTCATGATCAAGGGGGACGTGCAGCGGCGGATCGCAGCCGGCGTCCCACCGCCGCTGTCCCCCGTTACCATTGCCCGCAAGGGTTCGAGCACGCCGCTCATCGACACCGGCCAGATGCGGGCCGCGCTCGACCACGAGGTGCGCGGTGCTTAGCGACGATGCGGGCGAACAACTGCGCGCGTGGGTTGAGACGCGCACCGGGTTGCAGACGCTCTGGGGTGAGCAGCCCGACGCCTACACACCTGGCGACTACGTCGTGCTGACGATGGGGGACATCCAACGCATTGGCCAAGACGGTGTGCGCTACGAGCACGACCCGGAACGGCCCGCCGGTGAGGACATGGTCCCGACGGTGATCGGGCAGCGTGAGTTTACATTGCGCGTTGAAGTGCGCGCGTGGTCGCAGGAGCTCAGCCAGACCGCCGAGGCAGCGCTGTGGCCCCTCGAAGCCGCGCTGTCGTTGCCGAGCTTCGAGCAGCTCTGCAACGACCTGAACCTCGGGCTGATCGAGACCGGGATCATGCGCCAAGCAGACGCCGTGGTCGACGAGCGCGTGCAGTCGCGTGCCGCAATGGACATCCGATTTGCCACCTCTATACACCTGACCGACGCGGATGAAGGTCAGAGCTACATCGCCACGGCTGAGGTGGAGACGACGCTGCAAGGTGCCGTCGGAGGTGACCTCGTGCTGACCGACACGGTCGGCGACGTGTAGCAGGAGCGGACATGCCCCTCGACAGCATCGTCAATGTGATCGTCAACACCACCGCGGTGAACCTCAGCCGCGCTGGCTTCGGCAACATGGCGCTGCTCGCGAGCCACACTTTTTGGCCCGAGCGCGTCCGGAAGTTCAACAGCAACATCCTGACCGACCTGGTCGACGCTGACGTCCCGGTCACGCACCCGATCTACCTGATGGCCGCCGCCGCGCGCGCGCAGAATCCTGCCGTGCGCGAGTTTTACGTGCTCAAGCGCACGCGTCTGCCCACTCAGATAGTCGAGATCACCCCGACCACCCCGACCGCCGGCGAGGTGTATTCGCTCACCGTCGACGGCACGCTGGTCGAGGTCACCGCCGACAGCGATCCCACCGTCGCCGAGATCGTGGCCGCGCTCACCACTCCGCTCGCGGCCCTCGCCGATAGCACTGCGGTTGACGGCACGACGAAGGTCACGTTCACCGCGAGCACACCGGGCGTGCTGCACAGCATCACCGCGGTGAGCAAGAACCTGCGGCTGAACGACGTCACCGCAAACCCCGGCAGCGGCGGCATCGAAGGCGACCTCGCCGACGCGCAGAACGTCGATCCGAGCTGGTACGGGCTGCAGATCGACAGTCAGAGCAAGGCGGAGACTCTGGCCGCGGCTGCGTGGGTCGAGTCCAACAAAAAGCTGTTTGTGCCGAGCTCGAGTGACTACGCGTGCCTCGACCCGGCATCCACCACCGACGTGATGTACGCGGTCGACGCCGCCAACTACGCGAGAACTGCGGTGATCTGGCACCCCGCGCCGAGCCACTACCTCGGCGCGCGCTGGATGGGCAAGCAGTTCCCGAAGGAGCCCGGCAGCACCAACTGGGCGCACCAGCAGCTCTCGGCCGAAGCCTACGAGCTGACGGGTGCGGAGATCGGTGCGATCGAGGGCAAGAGCGGCAACTACTTCATCACCACCAACTCGGTGAGCACGACCTTCTGGGGCACGACGGGTGCCGGCGAGTTCATCGATACAACGCACTTCTCGGACTGGATGCGGACGCGGACGCAGGAGCGCTTTTTCGCGCTGCTGGTTGGACTCGAAAAGCTGCCCTACACCGAGGCGGGCATCCAAGCTGCTGCCGCCGAGTTGCGCTCGCAATTCCGTGAGGGCGTGGAAGCTGGCGGCATCGACGGCACGAGTCCGATCGTGATCGACGTGCCCACGCTCGCCGAGATCGAGGCAGCGCAGAAGGCCGCGCGCAACCTGCCCGGAATCCGCGGCCAAGGCCGTCTCGCGGGCGCGGTCAACACGCTAGATCCGCTCACGATCACCATGACGCTCGACTGAGGTAACGCATGCCCGGCACCAAGACCTACAACGCGCGCCAGGTGATCGTGACCTTCGCCGGGATCACCATGTCCGAACTCGGGAGCGACGAGTTCGTGCGCATCAAGCGCACCACGCCCGCCTTCGGGCTCACCATGTCGGTGGATGGTAAGGGCACGCGCGAGCAGAACAACGACAAGAGCGCCACGATCGAGGTGATCCTGCTCGCCACCTCGCCCGTCAACGCGCTGCTCACCGCGGTGCATGCGGCGGATACGGCCAGCCCGAACGGCGCCGGCATCGCCCCGCTCCAGATCATCGACCTCAACAGCAAGAACAAGTCCGAGCTGCACCACGCGCGGCAAGCGTGGATCAGCGCCGAGCCTGAGGTGACGTTCAAGCGCGGGGTGGGTGAGCGGGTCTGGGTGTTCATGACCGACGAACTCATCAGCGTCCACGGCGGTCACTGATGATGGGGCTCCCTGCGCATACGGTCCGAATCGGCAGCCACGAGTACGAGTTCAATCTCCTGCCCGTAGAAGTCGGGCACCCGCTGCGCTGGGAGCTGATCGGGCTGCTCGGCGAGCCGCTGCTGCAGGCGCTGGCGGGCGCTGCCGAGGGTAAGGGCCTCGGCGACATGGAGGTCGACAAGGTGCTCGCCGGGTTGTCCGGCGTGTTCCGGCGACTCGATCCGAAGTTCGTCATGCGGTTGCAGCAGACGTTCGTCAGTGTGACGCGCTACCGCGGCTTGGGCGGCGAGTGGACCGACCTCGGCAGGACTTGGGTCGTGCACTTCGCTGGCAAGTACCACGAGCTCGACCAGCTCACCTTCGAGCACCTGAAAGCGAACTACCTGTCTTTTTTAGACGACTCGGCCGGCTGGCAGGCGCTAGTCCGCGCCGGGCAGAGGGCATTGTCCGGCGCGACGTCCCCGAGCACCTCGCACGCGACTGGGATGTCTGGAGCGTCGTCAGTAGCGAGCGGTACAGCGTAGGGTTAGACGAGGTCTTGCGACGGTGGACCATGCCTCAACTCGCAGCCGCGCTCGACACGCTCGACTTCCTGCTCGACCTTGACATCGACGCGAGTAAGCCGCCGCAGTCGGAGGACGAGCCATGATCGTCCGTGAGTTGCTCGCGAAGTTCGGCGTCGCTTACGACGACACCGGCGGGCGCAAGGCCGACAAGGACGTCGAGGGACTTGCCGGCGGCTTCAAGGCGCTGATCGGCATCGTCGGCGGCGCAGCGCTCGTGCGCGGCATGCGCCAGTTCATCGTGCAGCAGGTCGCGCTCGCCGATGCCGTGGGCGACACCGCCGAGCGGCTCGGTATCGGCGTCGAGGCACTGCAGGAGCTGCGTTTCGCCGGCCAGGACGTCGGGCTCTCGCTCGATGGCGTGGACGCTGCGCTCGGCCGGCTCGTGCGCGGCGCCTCCGAAGCTGCTCGAGGCGAGGGGGAGGCCAAGGACGCGTTTAGGGAGCTCGGCGTGGCGCTCACCGACGGGCAGGGCAATCTGCGCTCGTTCGACGAGGTGCTGACGCAGGTGGCGGACGGGCTCGGCAACACGAGCAACGACGCCGATCGGCTGCGCCTGGCGTACAAAATCTTCGGCCGCGAAGGCGCCGCGTTTGCCAGCACCATGAAAGAGGGCTCGGCCGGACTCGAGGAGATGCGGCTACGCGCGCGCGAGCTCGGCGGGGTGCTGAGCCAAGAGCAGGTCGACGCCGCGGACAAGGCGGACAAGGCGATCCAGGGCTTCACGTTCGCGCTCGGAGGGCTCAAGCAGCAGATCGCCTCAAGCTTCCTGCCCGCGCTGACCTCGGGGCTCGACAAGATGGGCAGGTGGGTCGGCGGGCTCAAGGAGCTCGTGCGCAACTCGAGCATCGTCGAAGCCACCCTCGCGACGCTCGGGTTGGCGTTCGCCACCCTGCTCGGCGGCGCTCGGTTGCTCATGCTCGGAAAAGCGGCGGTGGCCTTCGCGCTGATCGCGCTTGCGATCGACGAGATCATCACCACCGCCAAAGGCGGCGACACGCTGATCAAGCGCTTCGTGGACGCGCTCGGCGGCGCGGGGACCACCCAGGCCACGATCGACTTGCTCAAGGAGGCATGGCAGGGCCTCAACGCCGCGTTCGCCGAGCCCAAGGGCTTCATCAACTTTCTGCTCGAGGACTACTTCGGGCAGCTCTACCGCGACGGCGCGAACCTCGCGAGCGCTATCGAGCGCATCGGCAAGGCAGCCGCCACGGCAGGCGAGCTGGTCCTCAAAGCGTTCGGGTTCAACACTGCAAGCGCGGCGATTGGGCTCCTGCGGAAGACCATGGACGAGGACGACACCTCCGACCGCGCAACTCGCGGGGTCGGTGGCACGCTGATCAGCCGCGATGTCGACAACACCGCGGCCGGCGAGGTGGCTCGAAGGGTTGGACGCGGCGTGAACTCACCGCTTGCTGCGACGGGACAGTCGGCGACCCGCGGGCTCGCGGCCGAGGGCATCGCGGCGGTGCCGCGCGCGGAGGCGGTTGCGACGAGCAGCGGCGGCTCCCCGGCCGGGCCGTTCAATCTCAACCAGAACTTCACGGTCAACGTGGAAGGTGGCGGCAGCGATCCGCGCGAGCTCGCCCGGATGATCGAGACGCGTTTGCGCGCCCGCGAGAACGAGGCCAACGCCCAAGCACTGCGCGCGCTGCGGCAGGTGCGTCCGTGATCGACATTGTGTTCGAGAGCGGCTGCTACATGATCGACACGATCGCCGTGGACGCCGTGGTGCGTGAGGTGCACCGGTTCGCGGGCGAGGTCAGCGAGCACCCGGTAGAGGACGGCAGCAACGTCAGCGACCACTACCGGCCGGCCGCGCGCGCCGTGCAGCTCGAGGGGGTGATCACCGACACCCCGATCCGCGTGCCCGGGTCGCACAACAACGGCGCGCAGCTCATGCAGCAGACATTCGAGATCCCCACCGAGCTGTTCGGCATGCGGCTTGGACCGATTCCGATCTCCATCGCGGGTCCGTCGCAGCAGGGCGCCGTCACCACCTTCAGCACGCCGATGGAACGCGTGCGCAGCACATGGGAGGAGTTCGAGGCAATCTTCGAGGAGCAGCGCATCATCACCATCGTGACCTCGCTGCGGACGTACGCCGACATGGCGCTGCGCGATCTCGAGGTCGAGCGCCGGCCCGGCAGCTACCGGTTCAGCTGCTTCGCTCAGCAGATCCGCAAAGTGGCGAGTGGCAGGTCCGCAATGGCGCCGATCCCTAAGGTCACGCGCGCCGTGCCGAAGGTGCAACAGGGAAACCAGCAGCCCACGCCAGCGCCGAGTGCGGACCTCAAGAGCTTGGGAGCAATGGGGTGGGATCGGATTTCCCGATGACGATCCTCCGCATCCCCATGCCCCAGGGCGTTCCGAGCTTCAGCGAGCGCGTGATGCTGGAGCGGCTGCAATACACGCTCGACTTCCACTGGAACGGGCGCGCGGAGCGATGGTTTTTCCAGCTCTACGACTCCGCTGGGGAGCTCATCTGTACGCGCAAGGTGATCCCGAATTGGCCGCTACTCGGCGGGCTGGTGCACGCGGGCAGGCCGCCGGGCGAGTTCGTCGCGCTCGACTCGCAGCAGCTCGGGACGCCCATTGGTCTGAACGACTGGGGCGAGCGCGTGGTGCTCGATTACCTCGAGGCGGCCGACGTGGTCGAACTCATCGCGGCGGCGGGGTCATGACGTGGGCGAGCTCTACGGGCGAGCCGCGCGGGTCGTCATCCAGGAGCTGGAGATCACCGGCCTCGACGTGCGCTTTCGCGTCCAGCGCGCGCTACGAGACGAGCCCGACACGCTCGAGCTGACGATCTACAACCTCAACAATCGGCATCGCAGCGAGCTGCAGGCGTTCGGCGCCGGGCTGCCCGTGCGACTTGAGGCGGGTTATCGGCCGAAGCAGCTCACCGTCGGCGCTGCGGCCGCGCTCGACGCGATTGGCGTGGCATCGTCGCTGCCGCTCATCTTCGGAGGCGACCTGCGCGAGGTCTCGAGCGCGCGCGAGGGCCCCGACTGGGTCACCACCTTGACTGCTGGAGATGGCGACACTGCGCAGAAGAAACGCGTGAATAAGGGGTTCGGTCCAGGCACGCCGCTACGGTTCGCGATCGAGCAGGTGGCAAGCGAGCTCGGGCTAGGGCTGGGCCAGTTGCCCAAAGAGATCGCGAATGCCGCGCTGTGGGACGGCGGGCGCCAGTTCCCCGGGGGCATCGTGCTCTCGGGCAACGGCTTCCGGCAGCTCACGCGCCTGCTCACCGCAGCCGGCTACACTTGGACCGTGCAGGACGGCGAGATCGTGGTTGTGCGTGCGGGCGCGAGCTTCGGGACCGCCGTCCTGCTCACCTCCGAGACGGGGCTTGTAGGCTCGCCTGTGCCGGCCAACGATGGACGCATCAGCGCGCAGTGTTTGCTGCAGCCCGACCTCGTGCCCGGCCGGCAGGTCGAGTTCGGCGCGCGGCACGTGAAGGGCCACTACCTCGTTGAAACGGCCGCCTATGTGGGCGAAACAGCCGGGCAGGACTGGTACGTGCAATTCGAGGCCTCGGCGATATGAAGCGCGAGGTCAGCACCGCCGAGGTGATCACCGCGGCGCTCGACGCGCGCATGGGTGACGTTCACACCGCGATGGTGGGGCGCGTCGAGTCGGTGAACCTCGCCGCCCGAAAGGTCGACGTGCGGCCCTCCATGGCGCGCGTCCTGCGCGACGCAGAGGGGCGCTTGAGCACCGAGCTGCTACCGGTGCTACCCCAAGTGCCGCTTGGCGCCCTGCGGGCGGGTAGCGCGCGCATCGACATGCCCGTGCAGCCCGGCCACTGGGTGGTCGTGCTGTTCTTCGAGGACAATGTAGGCAAGTGGCTCACCGCGGGCGGCGTCGGAGTGAGCCCGGGCGACGTCGAGCGGCATGGGCTGACGGGCGCGGTCGCGATCCCGATGCTGTATCCGGATACCGAGCGTCCAGCCGAGCCGCTCGATCCGCTCAACGTGGTGGTTCGCAGCGGTGCAGGTCAGGTGCTGCTCGGGGGCACGTCGGGCCACGACTTCGTCGCGCTGGCGGCGAAGGTCGATGCCGAGCTGGCGCGTATCAGGCAAGACTTCCTGCACCTGCACACCGCGATCCTTGCAGGCTTTGCCGGACTCAACTCTGCAGCCGTGCCAGCTGGCGCTGCGACCGCTTTCAATACCTCGATCGCCGCTCCTGCCACACTCACGCCTACCCAGCCTGGAACCGTAGCGGCGACGAAGGTGAAGGCGACGTGAGTTCCAATGCGCTCGCTTCAGTACCAGACGCTCGCGTCATTGTGATCACCGTCGCCGTCGCCGCCGGTACAGTACGAGAGCCAGTGCCGCAGCTCGTGCTCGAGCACAGTGTCGTGGATCCCTTCGAATCGCTCGTCGATTAGGACCGAAGTGTGCTCGCCGGGCAACGCGCAACCCTGCAGGAACGCGACTCCCTCGCCCCCGCAAATCTCGATGAGTTCGGGTTTGGGCACGAATGCGAGCGTCAGGTGCCGCTCATGAACTTGCGCGGCACATGCCTGCGTGTCGCCGCCGTTCGGCCAGCGCGAAAGGGCCTCGAGCGCGAGCTCGGTGTCGATCGGCTCGCCGTAGGCCGGCTGTCCGGCGCACGCGGCGAATGCGATTGTGGCGAGTGCGATGATTGCGGCGCGGTCCATTTGAGTGGTTGACCTAGATATATTATGCTACGACCGAGGGTAGGAAGCAATGTCCGGACGGGAAAAATCCGTTATAGGCGCGCGTCGCGGTCGGCCGCGGGCGACGCCGGCAGGGGCGGAAAAGGTAAGCGTTTCCATTGATTCCAGCGCGATCGCGTGGGCGCGGCGAATCGCAGGCGCAACGGGCGGAAGCTTGTCGTCTGTGGTGGGCGAGGCGTTGAAGCGGATGCGCCAGCGCGAGGCTCGTATGCGAGTGCTCGCCGAACTCGGCGCCGAGGACATCAGCGAAGACGAGGTGCAGGCGCTCTACGCGGAGTGGCGCGACGCGGGACTCGAGGTCTGATGGCGATCGGGTTGACGTTGGACAGTGGTGCCCTCATCGCGCTTGAGCGCGGCGATCGACGTATGCGTCGCCTGCTGGTCGGAGCAACCCGTGCCGAGGTGCAGATCACGGTGCCGACGCCGGTGCTTGTGGAGTGGTGGCGGGGTAGCCGGCAACGGCGACTGCAGGACGAACTGCTGGAGTCAGTGGATATCGAGCCGCTGACCGAGCGGCTCGCAAAGATCGCTGGTGAAGCGGTGGGCCACGTCAGCGGCGCAACCGCAGTTGATGCGATCGTCATGGCTTCGGCCGCTCAGCGCGGCGACATCGTGTACACCTCGGACTTCGATGACCTGCAAAAGCTCCGCCAGGTGTTCCCGACCGTGACCGTCCTGCGCTGCTAGCACCTGCGCGGGCAGGTCTCGATAGCACCAAGGTGTTGCCAGAAATAGGGCGCTCTCTATACGTGCGCCCGTGTCGGACTTCGCGCTCAACGGCGATGGCGATCTCGAGGTCACGCGCGGACGGCTGCGCGTGGTCACCGGTACCGAGGCGCTCGCCCAGCGCCTGCGCGTCCGGCTGAAGCTGTTTCGGGGCGACTGGTTCCTGAACGTTCTCGAGGGCGTGCCCTATCACGACTTCGTGCTGCGCAAGCGCACGTCACCTGCGGTGCGGCGCGAGGTGTTCCGGCGCGCGATCGCCACCATGCGCGGGGTGCGCCAGATCGTATCGCTCGAGGTCGAGCTCGACCGCGTCGCGCGTAAGCTGCGGGTCAGCGGTGAGGTAAAGGCCGACGACTTGACCACGGTGCCATTTGTCGTGAATCCGCCGCTGCTCGGGTTCCCAACCCCGCCACCCGAGGGAGCTGCGACCTGACGTGCCCACGTACGGGGTCACTCCCACGGGTTTCGTGCGCAAGCCCCTCGAGGCCATCCTCGACGATGTAGCTGCTCGCCAGCGCGCCGACATCGATCCCAACTGGAACACGGAAGCGGATTCGTTGGCTGGGCAGTACAACGGGATCCTTGGCGACGAGCTCGCGCAACTGTGGGAAGCGCTCGAGGCCACCTACTACGTGCTCAGTCGCGATGCGGACGACGCTGCACTCGATATCGTCGGGGCGCTGACGGGGACTGCCCGAGAGGGCGCGACCAAGAGCAGGGTCACTCTGACCCTCGACCTAAACGCCAATGTCACCGTGCCCGCGGGCTCGATCGTCAGTGTCGAAGGCGACCCATCGATTCGTGTTGTGACGCTCGCCGCTGCTGCGACTGATGCCAGTCCCGATGAAGTCGACGTGATCGCCGAGGCGGAGACCGCCGGCGCGATCACTGCAAATCCCTATACGCTGACGGTCATCGAGACATCGGTCCCGGGTTGGACGGCGGTGACGAACGCCGCGAAGCTGGATGGCGGCACCGAGATCGAGAGCGATGAAGTCTACCGTCTGCGGCAGTTGGACGAGATCGCGGCGGGTGGCGGAGGCAGCGTGCCCGGCATGCAAGCAGACGTGCTTGCAGTCCCCGATGTCACTGCGGTGCGTGTCATCGAAAACGACAGCAACGTCACCGTCGGTGACATGCCGCCGAAGTCTGTCGAGGTCATCGTGCGCGGCGGTGAAAACCTGCCCATCGCGCAAGCGATCTTCGAAAGCAAGTCAGGCGGCATCGCCACGTACGGAACCGAGTGGCCCGAGGTCGTAACCGACTCCGAGGGCTTCGAGCACGAGATCCGCTTCTCGCGGCCCGAGCTTGTCGTGGTCTATGTGGCGATCGGGCTGACCGTCGTCGGCGACTATCCCGGCATTTCCGAGACCGTGAAGCAGGCGATCGAAGATGCCACCAACGCCCAGACCGATCCCGCTTTCTTGGGCATCGGAACGGATGTGTACGCCGCGCGCATCGTGGTCACAGCACTTGGTGTCGATGGGGTGCTCAATGCGCGCGTCGGGTTGTCGCTCTCTGCCATAACTGACCCCGCCGCGGGAGCTCAGTCAATTTCCATCGGAGAACGCCAGCTCGCGCTGGTGTTCAAAGCGAACATCGTCGCGAGTGTACTATGACCTCGCTGCAGCACGTCACCGATCACGAAGCGCGCGGCATGGCGCTGCTGTCCGAGCAGTTCAAGCACAAGTCCGCGATCACGGCGCTGCTCAAGAGCTGGTGCGCGGAGGTGCAGGCGCTCGAGGACGAGGTGTACGAGCTGCAGGCGCAGCGCACGCTGGCAAGCGCGTCCGGGGTAGGGCTTGACGTAATCGGGGCGCTGGTCGGGCAGCCGCGTGAGGGGCGCACCGATGCCCAGTACAAACTGTGGATCGCGGGCCGAATCCTTGTGAACAAGAGCCGCGGCAAGGCGCCGCAGTTGATCGCCATCGCGCGCAAACTGTGCAACGGGCCGGTGCGTTTCAAGGACTACTACCCGGCGGGCTTCATGATCTTCTCTGAAGCGCCCATTGCCGGTAGCGATGGTGTCGAGATTGCGAAGCTTCTAAAGATCGCGAAGGCCGCTGGCGTGTCGATGCAATTCCACTGGTTCGACTCGCCCACAGCGTTTCGGTTCAGCACGACGGGCGCGTCGGTGTTCAACAGCGAGCGCGGCTTTACTACCGGCCGGTTCGCTACTGTGAGCGACGGACGGCACATGGAATTCGGAGCGCCCGCACCTGAACCCGAACCTAGCGCGGGCTTCCCGGGCGCGCTGCTGGTGGTGCTCTGAATGGAACTCAAACTCGCAGAGTGGGCATCCGCGCCGCCGTCCGGTTTCCCCGGGGCGATCGAGCCGCCGACGGGCAAGAAGCAAGAAGGATGGGACAACGGCGAGGAGCCCGGAGCGCCGCACATCAACTGGATCTTCCAGGCCATCGCGGACCTGCAGAATGAGGCCGCGGCACTGATCAGCGGGTTGGGGGGCACTCTGTCGGCGACGAACCTATCGCAGCAGCTCGCGGCCATTCAACGCCAGGCCTTCAAGTCCGCGCTCAACTCGGTCAGGCTCGCAGACGATCTCGGCGCCGGCACCCTGCACGCGATCGCTCGAGCTCCATCAACGGGCAGGATCGTAGCTGTGGGTGACGCAGGCCTCATTGCTGCCGGCGACGGTTATAGCGCCTACAGCACCGAGCTGCCGGGTAGTGGGTTCGCTGACACGCTGCAAGACGTAATCTTCGACACAACGCTCAACCTGTTCATTGCAGTGGGCGACAATCAGGAGATCCAAACGTCCCCATCGTCGTGGGCTGGTGCGTGGACGCAACGCAACAGTGCCGGCACTTCCCGCTTGCGAGCGGTCGCAACTGACGGCGCTGGGCACTTGGTAGCTGTCGGCGGATCCGAAGCGGTTTGGACGTCGAGCAACGGAACCAGTTGGGCGAACCGCACAGCCGGCTTCGCTGGCACGCCAGACATTACTAGCGTTGCATTCGGCGCAGGGACATGGGTGATCGTCACGAACCAGGGTGATATCGCGAGTTCAACCGATCACGGCGGCTCATGGACCGTGCGGCAAGCGCTGGCCGGTGGCACGACGGGTGGACGCGGCGGGGTGGTCGCGTACGACCCGGCGCTTGGGTTCATCTACCACTACACAACTAACGTCTACCGCTCGACTGACGGTGTGACGTGGACGCAGATCCACGCGTCCGCGTCACCGTCGAACAGCTATCCGGGACTCATCGTGACGCCCTCGTGCTGGGCGCTTGGTCACAGCAGCGGCGATGGTGCAGCGGTTGACGCCTATTACAGCCCGACCGACGTCAATGCCACGCCGAGCTTTCGTTTCGACCACATCCTCGACGGCTCGCTGTCACAGTTACGCGTCTCCAGCGGTCAGCTGATGGGGGTGAGCGGCAGCAAGATCTACTTCGGCGGGGTGTTGTGACGATCAACTACGCCGATCCGGTTGCCGGAATCGCCGTTCCGATTAAGTCGCGGACCGACGGTGGCCAGCACGTCCTCGCGCGTGACATCGAGCGGCTACCCGGGACGGTCGAGAACGACATCGGCGACAGCAGAGGGTTCCTCGAGACTCTCGCTGGTATCGTCAGCGCAGGCCGAGCCGCTGTATCCCTGAGCGGCACGGCAGAAGGTTATCTGCAGAGCCTCGCGGGCGCGATCACCGCCGCGCAAATGCAGGCCGCCGTCGTGAGCTTGCCTGGCACCGTCGCAGCCGACATAGCCTCGCTCGCAAGCGCGATCGCCAGCGGCAACATGAAAGCCGTGCTGCAGGCGAGCTCAAGTGTGATCGGCAAGCTCGCCGCCAATGTCGGCGTGAACATCGGCACGGTGGATGTGGCTCAGCTCCCCGCATTGCTCGGGCAGGCGAATAAGGCTGGTTCGCTCTCGGTCACGATCGCCAGCAACCAGGACGTCGTCAGTGAGCCAACCATTGCGAGCATCCCGGCGAGTACTACGGTTGTGACCCTGATCGAAGCCAACGCCAACCGCAAGAGCTTCAGCGTTCAGAATGACAGCACCGCGATCCTGTATCTGAAGACGGGCGCAGGCGCATCCACCACCGACCATAGCGCGAAGATCCTTGCAGGCGGCTATTGGGAACCGCCCTGTGACCGTGTCACCTGCATCATCACGGGTATCTGGTCTGCCGCCAACGGCTCCGCCAAGTGCACGGAGTATCCACTCTAATGCCTCTGTGGACGCCGCCGCAGTTGCCACCCAAGTACATCGAGGGCTTTGCGGTCTCGGCGTCCGGCTTCGCAGGCAATCACGTTATCGGCGCGGGCAAGTGCCGCAGCGACGACGATACGATCGATATGGTGCTATCCAGCGCCGCCACGATCAACATCGCGAACGTCGGCGCCAACGGCCTCGACGTTGGGCCAAGTGCCGGAGGTTGGTACGTCGATTGGGTGATCGCAGACAGCGCCGGAGTGAATCCCACTGCTGCGATCGCATCTCTGAGCGCAACCGCTCCAACGCTGCCCACCGGCTACGATAAAAAGAAACGCGTCAGTCATTGGTATATGGGTCGCGTGCTCAATGTGCAGGGTGAGCCGAGCAAGCTCACAAACGTCCGGCAATACCTGTGGAGCTCGTTCCACTCTGATGCCACGACGCGCGTCCTGAACGCCGGCACCGCCACTGCCTACACAGATGTCGTTCTGACGTCGGTTGTTCCCACGCCCCCTAGCGGCAGCTGGCGCACGGTGAAGCTGCTGTCGGTCATGACGTGTGCGGACCAAGGCGACGCCGTCTATTACGCGAGCGGCGGGTCCATCAACGCAAGCGCGCCATTCCGCCACGTCGCGGGCGACTCCTCGGCCGGGACCTCCACGCACTCGATGACCCTTGAGATGGGTGTCGATAGCAACTGCAAGGTTCTGTACAAGTGCGTGCCTGCGGCTGCAGGCGCGATCTCGGTGAACCTGTACGTGCTCGGGTTTACGGACCAGGTGTGACATGCAGAACGTTCAGATCCTCAACTCCACGGGTTCGGTACTGAGCTACGGCTACTCCGACATGAGCGCGAACGCTGGCTACAACCCGGCGATTCACTCGGTCGTGCAGGTTGGCGACGACTCGTACCCGCCCGATGGCGTGCCGCTGAAGTATGTCAAGGTCGTCGACAGCGCGTTCGTTGAGATGTCAGCCGTTGAAAAAGCCGCGGTCGATGCCGTAACGCCGATTGCTACACCGCAGCGCAAGATCGTGATGGCCGAGACGACGGTCGCGACGGGCGGCACGGATGCAGCCACGGGCTTCGCGACCGTGATCGGCGGGCAGGTGACGGCGAAGCCAGTCAAAGCCAGCGATTACCAGTTGCTCGTGACGTTCGAGCTCGCGCTGGTCGCCAATGCAACCTGGGGAGCTACAGGACCCGATCGCGCGGCGCAGGCGCGACTGATGTGGGACGGCGGCGAGATCGCGGGGTGGCTCAATCCGCTGGCGTTTTACACAACGTGCACCGCTGCGCTGGGAGCCGCACTGGCAGAAGGGCATACGCCTACGATTGATCTGCAGATCCGGCGCTTCGGCTCAGCGGGGAGCGCACGTGCTCGGCGAATCCGCCTCGAACTCGCGCCAACGCTTTCGGCTGCAGCGATATGACGCGCACTGTCACCCGCAAGGGAGCCTGATATGCCGCTCTACTATCCCGACCCCGTCGCCCAGGACAACATCGCGGTCAAGTCGCGCAACGTGGGCGGCGAGGAGGTGCCAGGTCACGACGTGATCGCGCTGCCCGGCACGGTCGAGACCGACATCGCGGCGATCAACGCGCACCTCGCCGGGGTGAACACGAAGCTGCAATCGATCATCGACGCGCAGGCAATTCCCGCCGCTGGGCCGAAGTTCGGATATGCCGATGGGATCGGGACCGCGGCCAACGTCAACTTCCCGACCAAGACGCTCGTGCGGGGATGCGTGGTCGTCAACCTCGACAGCACGCACAACCTGCTAATTCGAGTCGGCGGGGACCCGGCCGCGACACAGCCGGACACGCTGACGGTGCTGCCGCGGCAAGCGTCCCCATTCATTCCATGCACGAACCCGAGCGTCATGAACATGCGCTCGTCCGCATCCACGATTGCCGCTTGCTACGCAGGCGCATAAGAGAAGGGGTCTGGTTATGGCGCAATGGTGGGTCGTATCGCGAGAGACAAAGGTAGGGTCGAGCGCTCGCCGTTCGGTGCCCAAATGGCTCTTTGGCGACAAGCCCGCCGCAGACGCTTGGGCACGGCGACTCGGGCGCGCGGCGGCGATGACGAGGGCGATGCATCAGCTTGAGGAGCCCTGGCAGGGCGCAGACCACCAAGAGTGGGTCGACAGCGCGCTCGCTGCGCTGCGCGATCTCGACCCCGAGGCCGAGCCCGGGGTGCGCTATGAGGTGTGCTCGGTGGAGGATTTCGTGGCGCCAGTACTCGGCGAGCCGGCGAACGCGAAAGAAGCATGGTGGCGCATGGGCCGTGACACGCCATGAGCATCGGCGATGCGCTGCTGATGCCTGCCCTCGGTGAGCACTACGCGCCACCGAGCCGTCCCGTCGTCGGTGGTTCATCACCGCTGCCGATCCTGGGCGCGTCCGCGATCCTGTGGAGCAAGGCCGACACGAACACGATCGATGCGACGCCGAGCATCAGTCGCATCTACGACCTGTCGACAGGCAGCTTAGGCTCGGCAAAGGATTTCGTCTTCAATCAGGGGGGAGTCAATCCGACGAACTTCGGGCTGGGACCACACGGCTACTATGCAGCGGGGGACGGCAGCAACGATCACTTGTTGTCGACATGGCCTACTGCACTCGCGTCAGGAACGCGTCCGTATTTCTGGTGCGTGTTGCGCACTCCAGGCTCTACAAAGGCGCCGATCTCATTCGGCTACACGGGCGGCGGCTGGCTCGTGTACATGGTGGAGGATACGCCTCAGTTTCGGATCAGCCAGTGGTCTGCGGACGGGCAAGACGATATCTACGGTGCCGCGCGCGACACGAATCTGCACCTTCATGAGATCGCGTGGCCGAACTCAACCGCAGATCGCTACGTGGTCGACGGCGTGGGCTATGCCGGTACGAAGACCGGTGGCACCGACAAACTTTTCAACTTCATCGGGCTGTGGTCCCTGCTCTTTGTCGGCTCGTTCAGCACCGCCGAGTTCTACGAGCTGCTGATCGCGGACTCACAGCCGAGCACTGCGCAGAAGCTCGCCATACGCAACTACTTTCGTGACCGATACCCGACGCTGAGCATTGCATGACCCTCCGCATCGGCGATACCGGCCCTGAAGTCCTCGCATGGCAGCGCGCGCTAATCGCTCGCGGCCAAAAGCTCGCGGTCGATGGCATCTTCGGCAGGCAGACGCACAATGCAACGCTGGCCTTTCAGTCCGCACACGGCCTGCTGTTGCTCGAGACAAGCGAGCCGGGCGTAGTCGGGCCGAATGAACTGCAGGTGCTCGCCTCGCCTTCGAGCGCGAGCATTCGGCCGCCGCCGATGCTGCCGCACACGATTCCGTTCGTAGAGGCGCGCCACTACGGCCACACGCCGCGCGCCCTCATCGACCTGATCGTGCTGCATTGCATGGAGGCGCCAGAGGCGAGCACCACGGCCGAGCGCTGCGCCGTGTACTTCGCAACCACCGACACGCATGCGAGTGCGCACTACTGCGTCGACGCGGACTCGGTCGTGCAGTGCGTGCCCGATCACTGCGTGGCCTACGCTGCACCGGGCGCGAACCACAACGGGCTGCAGATCGAGCTCGCCGGCTACGCGAGACAGTCCCGTGCGGAGTGGCTCGATGCGTTCGGTGCACGCATGCTCTGGCTCGCCGCGCAGCTGGTCGCCCGCAAGCACCGAGAGCGGCCCAACATCCCGATTAGGTACCTGTCGGCCAAGGAGCTGCGTGCCAAGCGACCGACCGGTATTACGACGCACCATGAAGTCAGCCTCGCGTACAAGCGGAGCAACCACCACGACCCCGGACCGGGCTTCCCGATGGACTACTTCCTGGAGCAGGTCGAGCTCGCTACGGAGTCCACGCATCAGGAGCGCGTGTCGTGACCCCGCTCGAGCCGCCGCGGCCGCCGCGCACCGAGGCGCCTGACAGCTTCACCGAGCACCTCACCGGCGTGGCTCGCAGTCGCACCGCGCGCTCGCTCGTGGCCAAGGCGTGGCCTTACTTGCTCGCGCTGCTCACGGCTGCCGCCAGTTGGATCGCGAGTAAGGCCGACAGCAAAGCCGAGCTCGCGCAGGCCGTCGCGGTGCAGGCCGAGCTGCTCGAGCTCAAACAGCTCGTGACAGCGCTCGATACGAAGCTGTTTGCGACCGACCCGCAGCAGCGCGGTCGCGTGACCCAGCTCGAGCGCGGTCAGTACTTCGCATGGCGTGCACTCTCGGAGGTGCGCGCCGCTGCCTACGCCGCTGAGACCGCGAAAAAGCGCGCGGCCATGGAGCAGGCTGGCGCCAAATTCGCGATCGCGTTCGACAAGCGTGCCGCCCACGACCCGCCCGAGGTCGCCTACGAGGAACTGTTCACGCAGGTGGCTGTGCCGTAGACGTTGCACCCAGGAGAAAACCCCATGAGACAGATCACGATTGCATTGACCCTCGCGCTCTCGCTCGTCGCGTGCGCTCCCGTGCTCTCGGCGCTGCCGACGGTGATCTCCGCGGTCGTGGATGGCGTACAGATCCTCGACATGATCGCGCAGCACGCTGACCTCGTGCTCGCGCAGACCAATGCCGACGCCGCGACGAAAGCCAAGGTGCACGAAGCGCTCGCACGCGCTCGAGCCGCACTCAATGCGGCGCTGCGAGCTGCACAAGGTGCGGAACAGGCCGGCAACCTGGACCAAGCGTCGGCAGAAGCTGCGTTCGCAGCCTTCAAAGAGGCGTACTTGGCATTGCTCGAAGTGGTGCGACCGCTCGGGGTGCGTGAATCAGGCGACATGCTCAGCGCCCGAGCGAGCTTTAGCGGCACCACGCTCATGGTGCCCCGGCCCGAGGCGTTCAGGTTGCAGGTGAAGCGTGCCGGCTAACCGCGGGCTCGGCTGGGTGCGCGACCCGCAGAAGCACCCGGGCGACAAGCCGGATCTCAAAGCCGAGCCCGTGCTGCGTGCTGCACCCCCGCCACCACCGGCAGCGAGCGAAGCCGAGCACATCCTCTCGATCCTCGACCAGCGCCATTACAGCAGCTGCGTCGCGCACGCGTGCATGCAGGCCATTCGCGCGCGACACTCGCGGCTCGGCGTCGAGCACCCGCGGCTTGGTAGCCGCTGGTGGGCGTACTACCTCGCGCGCGCGAGCCACGGCGACCAGCTGCGCGACGAGGGGACGTGGATCCGCGCGTGCTTTGCCGCGCTGCGCAAGTTCGGCTTTCCCTCGGAGGACGTCTGGCCGTACGACGACGATTACGAGGGCATGGCGAAGTACAAGTGCATGCCACCGGTGACCGCGTTCTGGCGCGCAGCCGACCAGCGCTCACCTGTTGCGTATTACCGGATCGCGGATGAGGGCGAGGCACGCGTGGTCGAGTGCAAGCGCGCGATCGCCGCAGGCTACACCGTCGCGTGGGGCACGCTCGTCACGCAGGCGTTCTGCGACGGCGACTACGGCGCTCAATATGTCGGGCTGCCTCAGCAAGGCGATCCAATCGTCGGAGGCCACGCCATGCTGCTTGCAGCCTACGACGAGCGCGGGTTCAGCGGCCCGAACTCGTGGGGCACAGGGTGGGGCGATAAGGGCTGGTTTCACTTCCGGCCCGAGGTGATCGCCTGGGACGAATCCAGCGACTTCTGGATCTGCGAGAACGTGCCGAAGTTCGTCGAGGCTGCGCCATGAAGCCGCTCGTACTTGCGTTGCTAT